CGACCAGACTTAATTTTCTTTTCGCTGGGCCAGTTGATCGTCCCAGGAATCCGCATGAGGCGGTCGATATTGTGGCACTTATCGCCACCAAGTTGGTTCTCGATCTGGAGGTTATAGAGCTTCAACTCCTCAGCATGATTGATGTCGATCACAACCGCCGGCGACTTCAGTCTCCAGAACGCTTGGTAACCACCGCCTGAGAAAGTCACCAGAGAGGGTGACGGTAGCCCAGCGGGGTTGTCGGACGAAATAAGCGCCTCGATCCTCTTCTGCTCCTGGGCAAGATCCTCACCCTTACGGGGGTCGATGTCTACGTGAAGCCAGCGGAGCTCTTTAATATCGTCACGGGATGGCTTAATCCCAGTCTTCTCTTTGACGGAATTGACCGTGAAGTAGAGATTCCGCCTCTCGACTTCATTCTGAAGGATGATCCATTGAAGAGCCTCTTCAATTTCGCCTGGCGAAAATGTTCGTGTGACGGTTCCCTTCTGGTCAATGCGGATAGCCGTCATGCCCCAGAATTCGCCCAGGGGTTCCCAAATCGATAGGAACTTCCTGACCTCTAAGGTGTCGGTATTCATCGGTTACGACACGGTCAGAACAGCGTCCCGGAGTTCGTCAAGGCTCGGGTTCTTTGCAAAATACTTTTGCGCGTACAAAAATAGATCTGCTTTACAAACCTTCCCCACCGATTCCCAGACCGGCTCACCATTGAAGAAGAGCCATTCGTTTCCGACCTTAAGAATAAGGATGGACGACCCACCAGCACGCCCACGCATCTTGCTGAAGAGTCGTTGCTCCTGGGTGAAGTGATCGATCAGAACAGGAGTGTCCTCCTGTTCTGGCCAACCCTTAAGTTCTTTAAGCTCAATCCACCCCAGCGAGTAATTCACATCTGGTGTCCCAGGCCAGATCGGATTCTCAACCGCGACGGCATGAAAGTTATGGAGAGCCTTCACAACCATCCCGCGCATATGGGATTCAGACATCGATGGACTCTTCGATCAGTTCAACGGTCGAGGCCCCGAAGATCTCTAGGGACTTCTCCCATTCGTCCTTCCACCGTGTCGGGGTTTCTCCGCCAGCAACGCAGATTCGACCAACTCCAGCACCGATCAAGTTACGTGCGCACTCCTTACAGATGAAAGGGACCGAGACGTACACGTTACAGCCACGGAGGTCTCTCCGTGCTTGCAGTACCGCGTTCATCTCCGCGTGAATCGTGAACAGGAGCTTCGTGTCGCGGTCTGCAAGCCACTCTGGGCGATCGACCACCCCTGGTGGGAATCCGTTGTAGCCTGTTGAGATAACGTGCCTATTGTGATCTGTTAGCACACAGCCAACTTTTGTGCTGGGGTCCTTAGACCATTTCGAGATCTCCTTCGCGAGCTTAAGAAACCGTTCGTCCCACTTGTAGAACGTTCCATCTGTCACTTGCATTCCCCCCAACTTGGTCCGACCTCAATGTCCACCTTCGAGGGGACATTGAGGTCGAGGCTGCTCCGCATGATTTCGGCTAGACCCTCGACACTTTCCCTACAAGGTGCTGAGAGATCAAGTTCATCGTGAACCTGCAGGCGAAGCTGATAGCCCGCTTCGTCTGCACGGACCATACTGATCTTTACCTGATCCGCAGACGAGCCTTGGACCCAGCGATTGAGCGCTTTGTGCGTCCAGTCGAAGGTGCCGTCCTGTTTGCGTGGGAACCGGCACCGTCTCCCGCCAAGTGTTCGAATGAATCCACGTTGGTCTGCGAGGCGCTGAATGATGCGAGCGAGCTGTCTGGGGTACGGCACAAGACGATTGAATTCATCGAGGAGTGCTTTGCCTTCTGGCCCAGCAACCTCGATCGTTCTCTTGTACTTCGATGAATACTCCCACTTGGTAGGGAGATCCACCTGGCGACAAAGTTTTGCTTCCCCCATACCGTAACAGAGCCCAAGGAAGATATTCTTAGCTCGATCTCGTCCTGTCTTACCTTCCCACCGAAGCATGTCTCGAAGCATAGCGTGATTGTCTGTTGAAGGATCTTTACGGTATCGCTCGGCGGCTTCGTAAGCTCCAACGCACCCAGCAAGCTCCGCACCGTGCGTAAGAATTCGGGGTTCCTGCTGAGAGAAATCAAGGACTGCCCAACTTTCACCGTCTTCCGGAACATAGATCGAGCGCCAGAGTGGACCGATCTCCGGATCCCTGGCAGGTTGTTGCTGCATGTTCGGGTGTTCAGAAGATATTCTGCCGTAAGCGGCCCCAGCAAGAGCACCTTCCCCGTAGCTTTCTTTTTCATCCTTCTCCCTCCTAAGCTGATTGAAGCCGCAATGCACTCGATCCCCGATCGCGTGCGTACGAATCGACTCAACAAAGGTCGAACGAACTTTGTTCACTCTTCGTGCGCGCTCCAACGCGCGCGCGACGGAGTGATCCACCGAAGCCAGGAACTCTTTATCGATGCTAGGCTTACGAGTCTTTTCGGTTAGAGGTGCTTCAACCCCAATCGTTTTCAGCGCCCTCGCCAGCAACTCAGCTTTCATGCATTCGCCGGGTTGAATTCGGACTCCGGTTTCAGCCCGGACCGTCTCGAGTGCTTTAGTCTCTTCTTCTAGAGACCATTTCTCCACCCTCTCTAGACGATCCGGACTAAATCTGATCCCCCTCCTCTTCATGCGAAGGAGGACGGGCATCAGCTTCGATTCGAGGTTGTAGATCTCCCAGAGCTCTTCTTCGTCGATCTTAGACTCTTGCTTCCTGAGAATAGTAAGGGGGAGGCGTGCGTCCTGTACGCAATAGTCCGCGACGTATCGTGCTGGGAGCTTCCAGAGGTTACGCCAGAACTCGGACCCAACAAATCCGTATGCCGATGCAGCGTCTGAGATCGTCCGCATTTCCTTACCAGGGAGGTCGTAGCGTCCGGCGATGCTATCCAGCGAGTAAGAGTCTTGGAGCTCGTCGAGGATCGGCTCCGCGATTTGGACGTCGCGGAAGAAACGCGGTTTGAACTCGATTCCCTCTTGGAGGAGGTAGTCAAGGTCATATTGGAGATTAGTGCCGGCCAAGTCACCTGTAAAGACTTTAGCTTGATTTTTGAAGTACGAAATAACCTGCCCATCAGGGAGGTTATCACCTTCGAGATGTCGGATCGGTAGATAGTGCGCAGGACCGTCTTCGATGGCAAATCCAATGCCAACGATATACGCACCTCGCCTAACCCCTGGGCCCAGACTCGAGAGCTTTTCGTCGCGCGTTTCGAGGTCAATTGAGACCCTCCCTGCGCCCGCCCACGAGGGCATACTTGCCATCGTGGGTGGCGCCCATTCTATCTTAGGCTTAAACATTGGATGCTGGAGCGTCATTTCGATTCGCTCTCGAGCACCGAACGGTTGTCGTCAATGTACTCCCTAACAGCTTGCTGCGCCTCGTTAAGAAGAGTTTGCTCCTCCAACTCAGTATCTAGCCAAAGAAGATATCCCGCTGGGACCTCTTCCATGGTCTTTCCGTTATACTTTCCAAACGGCATCCGATCCTTGTCGCCTAGCTTCTTCACGGCTTCACGCCTAGCGCGCTGTAAATGAACTGAACTTCCTTCGCCTGATTGATTGCGTCTAGGAGCGCAACATGCGGGTTTTCCATCTTAGGGACTTCGATTGCTCTCATCCTTGCCATGTCCCGTAGCGTTCGGAGGCAGCGAGTATGGTTGTACTTCCAGGGTCGTTCATACCCAAGCTTAAAGTAAGCGTTCTCAAGTATCGCGATGTCAAAGCTAGGAGCGCTGGCCCAGAGGAGGGCCTCTGGGCCGACTTGCGTTCGAAACATCTCAGAGAAGATGGAGAGCGCCTCTTCAATGGCCTGTGGTGACTTGAACAGGTTTACTCTGGCTTGGCCAGTCTGCCCCATCCACCATTCGATCGTGTCACCGTCCATTGTTAGACCAGAGCCGATAGCCGAGTCAATTTTAATGTTAACCTGACCCTGGTCTCCCATCCTATCCGAGAACGGGTCAAAGACACACCAGCCCAGGGACGGAAAGACGGAGGTGGGCGCGCGGCCTAGAGTTTCCAGGTCGATCATCACGTGGCTGAATTCAGGCATTAGAGTTATCCCGATGCGTTGACTTGGCCGACATCGCTCCCTGGGCGCGCATCTCTGCCTCGACGAGCATCAGGTAGCGACGAAGGTCGCGGATGTCGTCGATGATCCCTTCGGCACGGGTATCTTCTTCAATCGCAACAAAGATGTCATAATTGAAATTCTTTGCTTGAAGTTCCAATCTGTCCATCTTTCTGGCCAGCATCATGAAGGCACCAGTACCGCCACGCTTCTTCCAGGAGTCCCCATACGACTCTTGGGCCTTTTTCAATCCAGCGGCATCTTCCGCGCCGATCTCAGAAAGATGGTCGATGTAGTCGCTCACGGTCGATCGCTCCCCCTCTTCCATGTCGTCATGTCCGTCAAGGACTTTACGACTGGCTTCAATTCGTCTGGGACGCGAGACCAGCTCTCACGAAACCAGCTTTTGAGCTCTTCGATGATTCCTTCAATATGGCGATTACCAAAGGCTAGCTGGTCCCTTGCCCAGAGGAATAGCTCGAGGCGGTCGGCTGAGTTAAGCCAAGCCTTCTCGTCTGCAGGAAGTTCAAGCATGATCTCGTGCTTCTTCCGAAGGAGATCCCGTAGACCATGCTCTGCTTCCTTTAGCTCAGGAGAGGACCACCGTGCTGGAGCCGGAATATCACCCGTCACCCTCTCGTGGACATCGTGAAGAAGCACAGCTTCAAGCACCGCTAAGGAAGGTGACGGGTGATACGTTAGAACGATCATTGCCATTTGGAACGAGTGCTGGGCGATGCTATACGATCCGTGATGCGGACACGCATGTGACCGTTCCACAGCACCCGCTTCTCTTAGAAAGAGGAGCTTCTCAGCCTTCTTTTCTGGTGACAGCATTGGCTCTCCTTTCGTGAATGAAGTCCCTGCACGCAAGAGCCCAATCAGACGCTGCGCACCGTCCTAGCGCTTCAAGAGCGCTATCGAAGCGGTCCTCGCTCTTTTTCTTAAATAGAGCCCAGGCTGCTCTGAGAGGAGATGCAACTTCATTAAAGAATCGAGTCACGTAGATTGAAGGCTCGTTCTTCATGAACTGGCTGAGGTCGTTGCGCCAGTCAGAAGCTGACTCCCCATTCTTCACCATGGAAATGATTTCGCCAGGACGCACAACGTATGGATCCGTCTCCTTAATCTTGCTAGTCTTCCAGGTTTTCTCATCGCCGAATAGACCTACCTCTGAAGGTAAGTCATTCAGCAACGAAAAGTGCCGCTCGTAGATGTGCGTGTTCATCGAGACCTGGTAATACTTTCCAACCGGCACGCCGATGCGCGCAGCCATGAATTCCAGCAGCATTGAAAAGTGAACTACGTTTGAGCCATAGGTTCCCCAGATCATGTCATTGGACCTATTTGAAACGAACAGGTCCAACGATCCAGACGTCCCAACCTGGAAGTAACAGTGCGTATTGCACGGCACATCCTTGCTGGCAAGGCCCAGGTCCAATCGAGCGTCCCACATTGTGAGAACTTGACGACGGTCGTCCTTATGCTCAGCTAGGGCGCTGGCGATACGTTCTAGTTGGTCATAACCAAAATGGCTGCGCCAACGAGCACCATAAGCGCCGTTGAACGTCAGTCCATCGTCGCTGAACTGGCCGAAGGTCGAGTTGTAGAACTCGATCCAGGATACGTCCTTACGCCCATCCAGCATCCAGAGAGCTTCGAAGAAGTGAAAGAACGGGTTAGCTTTTCTGCTTTTCGAAAAGATAACACGTTCTTGCGGCCGCTCGTATACCGTTGTGACTGGATACGGGAAGACCTTCACCTTCCCATTCCGGCTTTCGCGTTCCACGCCGTACAGCTTCATGTGCTGGGCAACACGCGGAAGGATCTGTTGTGCATTCCTTCCTTGGAAGACGTACATTGGGTTCTCCTAAGTGGTAGTGAGTTTAAACGGAATTCTGAACTTCCAGTCTGAAGGGAACAGGAGGTACTCCCCGTTCATTAGTAATCTCGAAACGAATGACAAAAGGGGGTTACCTTTCTCGTCAACAACTTCGACTAGAAGACACTTTCTTTTGTAAGTATCTTGAGCCGTAATTCTGACATTTCCGACAAATTCCCCTTCTGCCGGGAATTTGCCTTTAAGGTACTGCTGCTTAACGTAATCGCTAAGCCTTACTCCATTCTTTTCCATACCACGCTGCTCCGTGAAACATAGAACGCGGTCTTCCCTCCCCATGCTTCACTCTGAGGTACTTATCGACTTCGCAGAGGCTATGCTGGATATCCCGCATTTCCAGGCGCGGGAACCACCTAGGAAGGTTCCGGGGGGCCTCCTCTAGGAGCCTCTGCATAAGCGGTAGAGCCTCGGCTCTAGAGACCGTGGGCGAGGGTACTCCCCGTAGACGGCCGTCCTCTCGTAGGAGCCGACGGAGCCCTCTGATGGCTCCAGGACCTGCATTAGCCCAGGAGTCAATGTCGGGCGAACAACGGAGGAGAGAGGTCCATCGAGCGTCCGTAACAAGCTCATAGGACATGAACGGTCCCCACCCAAGAAGCTTATTCGTACGCATCCAGGACCAAGCACCTTCAAGTGGAAGCGGAGAGTCGCTAGAATGACGGAATGGGCAGTCGCGTCGCCTTGCGAAGAGGCCACCAACCACTCCTTCTGCGATGTAGGCCTGCTTCGACTGGCCGAACCACAGGTTACTTGGGCTGCTCGGTGCGCTAATCATGTAGGCACCCGTATAGATCTTACGACCTTGATCCTTACGCTCCTGCGTCAGTTTCGTAACGGCGCGAGAATCAAAAGCGCGCGAGATAACCGGCCACGTCTCAGGTCCACCGTCAATGAGAGCTTGAAGTGTCTCTGGGAGGTTGTAGATTCTAGCCATGCCGAGCATCACAAACAAATTTGGATGCTTGTCATAGGGCTCTCGAATGTTTTCACGGATCCAAGTCGTAACGCGATCATGCTCCCGGAACACATTGCAGAACTTAAAGGTCTGCAAGATAACGTCCTGCGTAAACGGAGGGCGTATTCCTGCCATTCGGTTTTGACGGATTTTCTCACGCTCCGTCATCCAGTACCAGAGCGGTTCAGGGTAGAGCATTGACCGCCATCTCACAGTCCCAGAGATACTTCACGAGCGTCTGATACTCTTGACCTGCTGGAAGATCTAGAACCTTGACTCGTTGGCTCTGCATCGCCTTCCGCCTCGTTGAGCGAACGGCGTCATGCTTGTGACGAACATTCTTCTCTTGGAAGGCCTTGCCACCGTTCCTGGCGTAGATCCTTTTGACACACTCTTCAGGAGAAGTTTCGAGGTAAGCCCAGGTGGTTGGGAATTCAGCAGCGAATTCGTACCACGAGGAGAAAAGACCGGAGGCAAGAGCTCCTTCCGCGAGGACGTGCTTAACGCCATCTGTTTTGACTGCAAGACGGATGGCGTCCCTTTGGGTGTCGGTGCTCTTGATTGAATCAAGACCACCGGACATCATCTTATAGCTGCCAATCACACAGATCCCATCCCCAGTCACGTGCCCTGGGATGATAACCGACTTCCCA